CACATACCAATCAGCAGGTCAGCGAAGTTGCCGAAGTAGGCATCGCCAGTAGCAGATTGGTTCGACACGATGCACTTGTAACCGTTCAGCAAGCCATCAGCACCGATCACGAATTGACCGGAGCCGCTGTCCTTAGAAGTGGTCTTCAGTGCGCCATACATCGAGGCGTTGATGATGTAAGCCAGGTTGCCGCGCAGAGCGTTGTCGGCTGCAACTTCGGTTTCCATACCAACCACTTCGGCGAACGTGGGGTTCGTTGCTGCGAAGTCTTTGGTGTTGATACCGGAGGTGGAGCGAATGCCAGTCGGTTGACCAGACGAACCCGAACCAGACAAAGCACCCAAATCAATGGCGGTTGCCAAAGACAGAGCCAAGTCATTGCGAATCAGGCTTTCCACATCGGGAGAACCCTGCATCATCAGGTTACGAGTCACATCAGTGAAAGCACCAACGGTCTTGGGAGCCATCGTGATCGAGGTGAAGGTGGCTTCGCTCTCGCTGGCAGCAGAACCTTCAGCAAACCAACCACCGCTAGAGGCAGCCGACTTCTTCGGGATTTTCACGTTGCCTTGCAAACCAGTCAGCATCGTGGCGCCAGCTTGCATCACGCTCGAAGCGTTACGCAGGGCATCAACGAAAGCATCAGGACGGAAGTTCTGACCAACCAGACCAGCATCGTCAGTCGTGTTCAAGTCACGCTTGTTCCACTGGCGCAGCACGTCAGCGGGAACCAAGATACCTTGAGCAGATTGACCGAAGGCGCGTTGAGCAGCTTCAGAGCACTCGAACTCGAATGCGGCTTCTTTCTGCAAAGCACGATCAGTGGGGTTAGCCAAAGCACGAAGGGCGCGCATCAGAGAGAAACGCTTGATTTCGGCTTGGTTCAAGCCCACATCTTGCTGGACGGGAGCATCAAAAGCGCGGCTGTCAACAGCCACTTGTACGGAGTTTTCCATTTTGGTTTCCTTTTCGGGAGTTTCAATTAAACCTTGCGGTTCGGCTTCAGAGGTGACAGTCGCATCGCTTCGCCCCACACCCACCGTGACGTCAGCAGGAATAGAAACGATACTAGCTTCCATCGGTCGCCAACTTGTTGCGCGATACACTGTCCCATTGTTTTCTTTCACCATCTTGGCGATTGAATAACCAATAGAGACATTGCCGCGAATGTTGTCAGCGACATCACTGTAGACCTCTGAAGCCAGTGCGTTCTTACTGAATCGCACCGTTGCTCGTAACTTACGAGCCGAAGCATCGAGGGATACAGATTCGATTACACCGATTTGCTTTTCTGGATCGTGGTCCAACAGCAAAGGTGCGCGACCAGAGTTAATAAAACTAAGGTCAATACTTTCTGGCTTATGGTCGAGAACTTCCTCTCCATAAGAACGAATAACAGGAGCTTCGCTGGAAATCGACATGGAAACGCGCCGATCATCGACACTTTCCACCCTAGCCTCCATCGCATCACTGCGAGTTACTCGTTCACCAGCTTTACGATCAGATGTGTCATCGAAAACAATCTCATTGCCGTTTTCGTCAACTTGAATATCAGTAATTGGCTCAGGCGCAGGCAATTCAGCGATTGCAGCGATTACATCAGCCTGATTTTCAGTGTCAATATGCACGTTAACACTGACCATTGCGCGATTATCTTCCATAGCTTCCCTTTCGGTTGCTTCTTCAAACAAAATAGGTTTGAAGTCGTGTGATTCTAACCATTTTTTCGCTTCGGCAACAGAATATCGATTTTTGTCGAAACGAATTGCTTGAATCTCCGTAGTGCCATCTTTAATACCGTAGATGAAATCAATTCCAGGTCCTCCAGCGTCATTCTCACGCCTGAATGAGTCATATTGACTCGGGTCTTTCAAACGAGCAGCGTGTTCGTTTGGATAAGGTCTAGCATCGTAAGATCGAATATCTTGAATCTTGCGAAGTTCAGAAAACTTATGTCCAACGAGCGTTTCAGTTGGTTCGCCATCTTTCCAGATTCTGATTAACGCAGCAGGATCATCCTCCGTTGCTGTAATGCTAAAACTAGAATCAGGGATTCCCAAAACACCATCCCTCATGATGTGTTCTATTTGACCCCTAGCAGTTCCACCACTTGAATCCCAGCTTACAAAGTCGCCAATCTTTAAGGCATCATGGGTAGCACGTTGACTATTTATATTGCTTGTGCTATCTTTGGGGTGTTCTAAAACCTTGGAGGAATCATGAACATCTTTACCAGATTCTTTAACAAAGTCCAAAAAGGATCGAACGAAAACGATTGTTGGAATTGGATTGGCGCGAAAACTGGAGGCGGCTACGGTAATTTCGTTTTGTGTGGCATTAGAGGACAAGAGAAATTGACTCCTGCACACAGGTTCAGTTACGAGTTGGTCAATGGAAAAATCGAAGATGGATTGCATCTCGATCATCTTTGTCGCAATAGAGGTTGCGTTAACCCTAACCATTTGGAGCCAGTCACTTGTGGAGAAAATCTCAAAAGAGGCATCCACAGGAACATGATCGCCAAAAACCTCGGTCAATGCACGAGGGGTCATTTCATTGATGAGTCTAATAGAGTCATCGAAAAGAGAGAGAACGGCAGTATTAGATATAGATGTCTTGTCTGCGCGAGAATGAGAGAGGCAAAGAGAAAGAGCGCAAAAAAATCCGTTTGATCTATCTTTTTGGATTTTTGCCCATTCACGATCTGCCCATGATTTGCCCGGATCGCCAGCCCATAGCGCCCATGCAATCCGACCGTTAGACGGATAACCATCCTCGCCAGGACGGAAACCTTCAGCCTCTTTATCAACTTCGTGTCTAGCAAAGTAAGAAACCATACGTCCAATCGTTTCCTCTGATAGATCGCGCCCGTTAACAATGTCTCGAGCCCGAGCGATTCCGACCTCAGTACCGCCTCGACCGAATTCAGAGCGCCAATCTAAGCCCCGTTGGGCTTCTTCCTTCATGGCTTCATTGGGCGTTGGCATTGGTAACCTCTGCTTCGGTTGGGAGTTTGTCTCCAAACGGCTCAAACGCCATTTTTAGACCATAAGCCTCTGCCAATGCTTTCTCGGCTTGAATCTGGTCGAATGTTTCCTCAACATCCCGACCATACTGATTCGCAACGTCCTGCATAGAGAGAATGCCATTTTTGAGTCCAACGACCGCAGCGTTCATTTCCTTCAGAGGGTCAACCCAAGAGAATCCACGCGCCCTAAAAACAGTGGCATCAGCGAACTTATCGAATTTACTCGCAGGCAGGTTAATAACTCCATCTTCCATGACAGACATTAACCAAGCGCGATAAACAGGCTCGACAAAATGCTGAACAAGATAATCTTGAACGACCTTCCACTGGTCACGATCTTCTAATGAACCCTGACGAATTGAGGAATAAGAAACACCCTCAAGATCGTTTGCCAAAGAAGTATAGGAAACCCCAAGACCAGACGCGATACCCCTGAGAACCGCTTTCTCAAAATCAGCAAATGCCGAAGTCGGGTGAGTCGGGTCAAAGGTCTGAAAATTCACTCCCGCGGGAAGTTGCTGGAATGTCCCAGGTTCGGCTTCCATGATCGGAACTTTATTGTCCGTGTCGTCAGGCACAAACCCATCCCCGTTCGGAGAGGTGAAAAAGCCCATCTTAGACGCGCCAACTCGTGCAGCCACCAATTCAGCCTCACGGTATCCATGAAGCATTTTCAGAGAGGCGATAGCAGGAGCCATCCAAGTGACACCCCGAGTTTGCATTGCCCTCTCCGGCAGGAAGCAATGCAGCATCTTGTCGGCAGGCACTCGGTTGTACGTCTTGCCCATCCACGAAGAAGAAGTGTCGCCAGGATGTGAGGTAAAGAGGTGATAAGCCATCGGACGATTGAACTTGTCCAGTTCAACACCCATACGAATCCGATTTCCATTCGGAAGAAGAACGTTATATTCTTCGTCAAGCAAGTCAGACTCAATAAACTCAAGTGCGAACTTAAAAGAATTGGGATAACGCACCAGACGGACCAGAACTTCACCGTCACGAATCATCGCTTCGATAAAGAGTCGTTGGGCATCCATCCATGACAGCTTCCCATCGACAGTACAGGTTCCCAAACGTCCCCATTGTCGCCATGCTCGTTCAATTTGATCGTTGCCAATCATGTCCATCGAGCCGTTGTCGTTTCGTGCCTTGACCTGAAGGGTTACGCCACGCTCACCGACCACGTTAGCTTTAGAGAGGTTAATGAACCGCCGAGCATATTCGTTGTTTCGAGATAGATCACGCGCACGATTTCGCAGAACTTTTAGACCAGACTTCACTTCCTCATCGGCAGAATAGGAAGTTGTCACGAAGTCATTAAATAATCTGCCTGTGCTTGCCCCTGCGTAGTTGCGCTTTTTGACAGGCTTTTTTCGGAAAAAATCTAAGATTCCCATAGCTTTCCTTAAAAGCGAACTTTGATAGTCGCGCCAGTGGCTTCGCCTCGACGGATTCTCTCGGCAGTTTGTTCAATCAACATTTCGCGTTTGTAATAGTCTCGCGCCTGAATGAGATCATTGAAACTCATTTTTGTGAGACTTCTTCCAGCGACTGAGTAAGACGAAACGTCAGAGTCTGCCTTTCCAGACAGAATCGACTCAATCTTTGTGACCATGATCTCGGCATGAGTGCGAGGGTCTACTCCGTTGACATCAAGATCAACAAGAATATTGAAGTTTCCTCTGTCAACAACAATACGAGCGTTGTCAGAGTTTCTCTTAATCTCAAGTTGCCAGTGATATAGACCAGCAACAAAATCAGCAGATGTTGTACTGGTGACTGTGAAAAGATAATCAGAACCGCTTGCAGTCCCGACTACTTGAAACTCTGTGTTTCCACCACCTGTAATTCGGGCAACATAAGTCGCTGTGTACAGTGAATTAGAGTAATCCGAGCCTAAATCGGTGCGCTTCCAAAGCAAATAATCTCCGATAACAATAGTCTCGGGTTCTTTGCTTGGTGCGTTGGCAGAATAAAATAGGTTAGCCATTCAAGCCCCTAGTTTTTGCAAATATAACAGATTCTAACGCCATCGATTCACAAAACTACTTTGTTGTTTTGGTCTAACCACTGGTTTTGTCGTTTTAATTTCCTCTTGAGCTTTTCGCTTAACTTCCATCGTCTTAGCTAATGAGGTTAAGTTAACATTCAAAAGAGATAAAGCACTCATCGCATAAACACGAACGTCTAATGCTTCGTTTCTTGTTCTGGTCTTAACAAATTCTCTCTTTGCAAATCCCTTGTGGTAGCGAGTGGCGATTTTCTCAGCAGTTAACTGTTTGAAATACTCATCTTCCCTTCCTATTGGAAAGTGACAATAGCCAGGTCCAGGCTCTGAGATTCTGAATCGAGAAAACAATAAAAGTTTGGCAGTGTCTACACCGACTGGAAAGAGCTTAATTTTCCCGATG